AAGTATCTATTTTTGTTTCACTTTCAACTTCTAGCTTAGAATCCTTTGAAGTGTCATCTTTTGATTCATTATCTGAACCCGTTGCTTCGTCTTTTGATTCATTAAGAAATTCTCGCTTCTTAACTATTCCGCCAGTTGCTGAAATGTTTTTACCTTTTGCTGTTACAAACTCGGAAGGTTTATTGTAGTTTTTTCTAGTAGCTTCAAGAACTTCATTTTGCTTTTCAAGTCCCTTTTTCTTATTAGCTTCAATTTCTTTTATGGTTTTTTCAATTGTCATAATTTCCTATTTAGTTATTTTTAGGGTTTTCCTTCTCTGGCTTTTCTGGTGTTACTACATCACTTTTAGGTTTACCGTCTTTAATTTGTTTTTGCATTTGCTTAACTCTAGCTTCAAGGTTCGTAATCTTAGCATCTTTTTCTTTAAGCATATCTGTATTATTCCACATATTGTGCAACTTATCTTTTTGCCCTTGAAGGTAAGATCCAAGTTCCGTATAAGCTGAAATACCGTTTTTCATAATATTAGTTAAACCGCCAGATAAAACTGCTCGTTCACTCTTTTTCAGTGTATCAATATCAGCCATTACTTCTTGATGACTTGGTAAGTAAAAATCATATACTAACCACTTACGCCTAATTATATTTTCTATTGATGACATTTTAATATGCCCCCCAGATAACCTTAAATGCTTTGCAACTGGTATTGTTTTTCTTTTTCCGTGCCTTTTAGCATCTTTATTATATTTTGGATTTCTAACTGGAAAACCAGTTTCAGTCATTAAAAATTCGCCAGTCTTTGGATCTCTCGCAAATTCTTCTTCTGGAAGTAATACTTCTGTTACATCATTAAATTTAACTAATATTACATAAGCATTTAATGAGTTACTTTTATTAAAGCGTCCGTTCTTGATTTGATTTAAAATCTTTTCGCCTTCCGCTTCTACTAAAGTTCTAAATTCTTCAAATGAGTAGTTGAAGTTTTCGTCTTTTTTAAGTTTATTCGTCATAGTTTTTTACCTTTCCAATACAATTTTACATACAATACATTATTATTTTTTTTTATAATGGAAGGTGTAATAAACACCTTCCAGTAAACAACAATTCCTATTAAAGAATTGGTGATTCTAATCTACAAATTGCTTCATCTCTGTGTAAAGCAAAATCAGAAAAATGACAAGAAGCTACTAACTCTCTAAAGTATTCGACATCTGCATCACTTATTTTTGTTTTGATTGATTGGTCATAACAACCAACAAATGCCCTAGCGGGATCAAATACTGCGTTCATAAAGTTAGCACCGTCATCATCAACAACTGTAGTAACATAAATATCAAGCCCACCGTGTGTAGCGTAATATCCATTTGATCTTTGGCTTGAAGCGTGTTCAATCAGATCAGTATATGAAGTATTATTATTTCCATAAATCGCTGGCAATACCCCAGTCGCTGGGTTTAAAACATCTACCACACCAATTTCAAATGCTGTCTTTTCGTGAAGTACAGAAACTAATCTGCTATCTGTAACACTGTGTCCATTTGTTGATGCTCTAATGTTAAAAGCACACGCTTGTAAATCAAGCTGTGAAGCTGATACACCCGCTGTGTTTAAAACAGAAGTAGAAGTTGAAACAAGTGTAGAAATATCTTCTTCCATACCTAAAACAAATGCTTTAGCTTGTTCTTCCCCAATCTTAGTGTAAGGATCTCTATATCCGAATCTGTCCGCTTCTTCTGTAATTCTTGAAATTACTGTAGATTTAATCGGATTTAACAATGTAAATGTTTCAATGTATTCTGAATATAATCCAAATGTATATTGAACATTTTCTGGTAAAACTAATCTTCTTAGTTCCCCGTCTTTTGTTATTTTTTTTGTCTGTGTGCCTACTGGCATACCAACATCATTGATTAAGTTCAACCAAACTGCTCTTGGTGTCAAGTTAGCACTGGCTGACATCTGTACAATATCTGTTGGATTGTTTAAGTTTCCATAAGTTGTTGTAAATGGCATAATTCCCCCTTAGTTATTAAAGCCCTAATTGTTTCGCTTTAGCATATTGTATCTTAGGATCTAAACTTCTCCTATAGTTATCATCTTCAACAAATCTTTTATTATCTATTGAATCTAAAGCCGACGATCCACCATTTCCACCAGTAGTTCTATTTTGGTTCGGTTGCCCCGCACCACTTTTTCCTTCTGGTCTAAAATATGACGGTCTAGCTGTTTTTAATTCAGATATATACTCATCTAAAGACATATTGCTTTTCGGGTTGGCTCTCGACAACCGAATATTACCTTCTGAATCTTTAACAACTAAATTTCCTTCCACCATATCAACATCACGGCGTATTATGTTTTTGATGTCTTCCGCAACATCTTCATTAATCATTGTTGAAACTTTCCCGAAGGCTCGATCTACAACTTTTAATTCTTTAAGTTCTTGATTCCTAGCCCCTAGCCTTTCTTCTAGATCAGTTATTTTGCTTCCATAATCTGATTTGAACCGTTCTTTTTCTTGATTAACTCGTTCTTCAACCATTTGATTTATTTGTTCTGGATTACCGCCCGCTGATTGGGTTTGTAAATCTCTTAGCTTCTGGCGGTCTTCTTCAATTTTAGTTAAATCAACACCTTTATAAATGCCTAGCTGTTCGCTTAGTTCTGAATTTTTATTTGTTAATTCAGTCATTTTACTTGTTGCTTCTGCTAACTGGGTTTGCACTTCTGCAAACTGTTCTGCTGAAACCGTATTTTCTTCATTTTCTTTAGTCATAGCCGTTATTACCTAAATATATAATTAATTAATCGTTTCACTTGTTCTTCTGACATAGCCATAAACCGTCTAAATGGAACTCTGGAACTATCGCCTTGATTCCACCTAGCCTTCTGTCTATTAAATTCGCCAGTTACTGATATTTTACCAGATATTCCCTTCTTACCTATACCAACTTTAGTTTGAATAGAATTGAGCATATTCCCAGTTAGTTTTAAATCTGGCGGACTGGATTGTAAACCACGCTTCCTTTTATAATCTGCATAGCTTTTAGAATATGGTTTAAAAGTTGATCCTTCTGGGCTTTGCCCCTTTTTAGTTCTGGTTATGATTTCAGTTCTTATATTTGGCAAGGCACTATCTAATCTGGCTTTCACATTTGGGTTTATTCGGGTTATTGCGTCCCTAAAGTTTCCAGATTGTTTATATTTTATCAATGGTATCTCCGATTGGTTTCTTCTATTGTATCACTTAATTCAGTATCGTCTTCGTCTTCAAGTTCATAATCTACTAATATATTATGAAAACTTATTGCTATTTTCTGAACTAAATCTATTTTATCGCCGTCTAAATGGCTTGCAATCTCATCTAAAAAGTCATAAAAATCATCTTTAATTCTATTAAAATCATTTAAAGTTATTGTATATTCTTCAACTTCTTCTTCTTCTTCTAAATATGTAATTCTATAAATCTGTGCTTTATTCTTCTTCATTTGCTACTGGTTCCCAATCGTGGGTGCAATTATAACCACCCCCATAAATAAATACTGGCGTTAAACCTTGCCCGTTATCCATTTGTTGAATTTCTTCATAAGTGAATATCTTACCTTGCCTTTCAGCACAAAATGGTCTGGGCGGTGTTTTTGCTTTTCTAACTTTGATATATCTGAACCTTCTAGTTCCTTTCTTTAAAGATTTTTGTATTACTGAACTTCTTCTGAAACTGGTTAATGCTGTGTGCAAACTGGTTCTGATCTGATAAATTCTTGGTAAACCAATCTTATCAAATAAATCATTTACTTTTATATCTTTAATTCCAATATAAATCTGTCTAGCAACTTGGCTTGATACTGATATATTAATTCCTTGTAATACCCCAATAACTGTAGCAACTTCATTTACTATTAAATTATTAATCATAGCAACTTCTGAACTTTCAAATTCAAAGTCGTGCTGTAACACTTCCAGTTCATATAGAAACATTTCAGTAACATTTTCAACCCTATCTGTTACTTCCGAAGGTAAACCAGAACGCATTTCAGCCAGAAGGCTAAACTGTTCTTCTTCTGATCTGGCGTTAGTAATTAAGGTAATCTGTTCAGTTAAGTATAACCTATAATAACCTTCTAATTCAGCTATAAAGCTATTTACTAACCGTACCCGATTTTTGTACACCGCTTCTGGATTTACTTTCACTTGTAGCCTTTTTATTACTATTTATTGCTGATTCTATTTCCATTAACCTTGATTCTTCCTTTTCTTCATTTAATAAATCATCAGAAGTATTTTCTATTTCGTCTAATATCTCTGATTCTTCCGCAAATGATTGTGATTGAACTAACTTCTTATGAACCGCTTTAGTAAGTGTTGGATATCTAGCAATTACATCTGAAAGCCTAGTAACATAATTAATGAACTTATCAATATCATCTTCGTCAATGTCTTCCTTCCAAGCTAATTTCCCTTCAAAGTCAATACTGTTCTGGAACTGGGCAAAATGCTGAACCGAAGTATTTAGTACATCTAAAAATTCTTGTCTAATCATTTTAATATATGTAAACAAGTCTTCTTTTTGCTCTTTAAGTGTATCTGCTGATTCGCCAGTTCTTGAATTTTGGTTTACTGTTCGCTTCTGCAAGAAGGCAATTCTGAAAAAGTCTTGAATATCATTTGATATTGATTCACTTAATGCAATTGGATTTGTCGGATCTAGTTTAATCACTTTATCGTCTTGGGCTAATTTAGTAATAGAACTTGCCCCCAGATAAACTTCTGTATCTTTATCTTTTCCAGTCGGTGCCTTTAGATCAGTCATTATAAAAATTCTGTCGTAGGCTTGATAATAAAGAATATTGTCATAACTGGATTGTTTGTTATAGATCTTTAATGCTATTGGTATTAAATCCTTAATATAGCTTTCTGACTGCCTAGAACTGGCAATTGGTATAAATGGTAATTCTAAATTACTAATCTCTTTATCCAGAACCCAATGTTCTGATAAGTTAGTATCTTTTCTAAGATTTGTATTCACATTTAATGATCTTACAGTTTCTTTAGTGATATTAGATTTATAAAACTGAATATTGTATTTATCATCTTTTAAATAATTCAGCCTACAATATAAAACTTCTTTAGGTTGTTGGGTTAAATCCCCGCCCCTAGCTTCTTCATTATAAAATTCATATCTACTTGCAATAAGTTCATACCCACGCATTGAATTTTCTTCTTTATACTGATATTCCCAATCTTTATGATCTAACGGGGCAATTCTAGTAAAGTATGGCAATAATCCCATTTCCTTTTCTTCTTTGATTGAATTAGGCTTTGTATCTGATTTATCTGTTAAGTTATAACAAATTCCATAAACTAAAATGTCTTCAACTAACTTTCTGGAATACTCATCAATTGTAGAATTGAAACCATCTATATTATTTAATGCTTCGCCCATTATCTCATCTACTTCGTCTGTATCAAATCCACCTTTTAAAATTAAACTGACTAATCTGTTCACAATCATTTTAATATAATTTATATATTCGGTTCGTTCTTCTCGATTGTTTCTTATTCTGGTAGCAATTTCTTGAAGTCTGGAATCACAACCTTCTGCTAAATTTTCCATTTCGTGCAAATAAAGATACTTAGGCTGTGTCATAGTAGATTTTTTTCCTTCCAGAATATCCCTATATTTTTTCCAGTCTTCCAATAATTCGTTGTATTTTGGATTGTTAAATAATTCAACGCCTTCTTTATTTCTATTCTTATCGTCCATAATTTCCTATAAAATGGTTTTTATTGTCATATACCGCACAAACATAATATTTCAATGAATCCATTGGGTGCGTCCAAGTATCATTGGAAGGTTTATCTAGCTTCTGCCGTTGCCCATTTTTCCATACCGTATTTGTTACCGATCTAATTACATTTGGGCAATTATCACAAATAAATAATTCGTCTTGAAAAAATAGCTTCTGGACTAAATCAACTGAGACCCTTTCAAGCGGATTTGATTTAATTGCCCGTAAACTAATTTTATTGTACCCCGCTTCTTTTAATATACCTATAATATTATCGTAATCAGAAGCCCCATTTCCTTTATGACTTCTGGCACGCCCAGAAGAATCGCCATATATATATATTGGGGTGTCTTGGAAGTCTTTCAGCGGGAACTTAACTATAAATTCAACAACGGCGTCTTCTAAAGTTTCGCCATTGCTATTTGCTTCGTCAATTACATAATTAAATCTTTTTCTTTTTCCCGTATGCTCGTCGCTTTCATAATAAGTTTGAACCACTACCCATTGCGGGCAAATGTTAAAATCCCAACTTAAATGAATATCAAAATATGGTTCAGCGGGCATTGGTTTCTTGATATGAATTCCATATTTGAAATTAGAATAAGCCATACCAGAAGTGAACGGTCTAAAAAAACCATATACATAAGAATCAACTTTATTTGCATTGTGCTGATAAGCCTTTAATAAACTTGGTATATAGGTCTGGGCTAAATTCTGTTTATTTGAAAAGGTTGTAGCTCTGAACCTTCTCTTTTTAATCTCTATCTGTTCGCCTTCCAGTTCTATCATATCAGTTTTAGTATGATCTTTATCTTCGGATTTATCCCAACCAGATTGTGCATCTGAATCAGCTTCTTCACTGAACCAGTTTAAACCTTCTGGCGTTGAACTCATTAACATCTGGGGCTTTGTATTTGAACCAACAAATCTGCAACGGGCAACCGCATTATCATAAACTTGTCTAACCATTAACGCTGATTCGTCTAGCCACGCAAAAGCTACTCTGTTAAAACCAACAATCTTTTCTGGCTTTTCCCCAGTTAGGAAGTGAATTACATTACCATTGCCCAGATCTATTTTTAATTCTGATTTATTAATTGTATAATGTTTTCCTTCAATCCTTCCAAATATATTTAAAACATCTCTATATGTGGGAATCAGTACATCTTGGATCAAAGAATATTTAGGCATTATATTCAGAATTTCAGTATTAGGGTTTTTCTTAGCTCGGTCTAAACTCCATAATACACCAGAAAAGGTTTTCCCTATTCCATAACCACCAGTTACAAATAAATAATCAGATAAATAGTCTTCTATACACTCTGACGCCCACCATTGTAAATCTATGGTCTTTTTAACTGGCATTAAATAAATACATTAATTTCTAATATAAATTCTATTACTTCCCACGCTAACCTACCTAAGAAAACAAGCCAAACTGATTGAATTGCAATAGTAATTGAAGATATTAATGTAATTGCTAATATTTCCAAACACGCTTTTCTATTTATCATTTTTAAAACCTTCTAATAATTTATTTTCTTCAATCTCTTTTCTTGTTGGTATGATAGTTTTCCCGCCAACTTCTCGGTTACAAGGGCACATCTCATCTGTTAATAAGCCGTCTAAAACTCTTAATGTTTCGTGGGTGCTTCTGCCTACCCCCCAATCATTAAAGGTTCTATGTACAACTTTTCTGTCTGGGATTGAAATTATTAGCGTGGTTCTGGTCGGAACTATCTCATCAAATTGCGGATTGAAATCTATTGCCCCAAATGAATCGGAATATTCTAAAGTAGCATCTGGAATATAAGTATGTTGAGTTTTGTTTAATATACCTTCAAAATACTTTGATTCTCTGATCCAGTTGAACCAGTGTTTGTATTTAGATTTGGATATAAACATCAAGCCACCTTCTCGCATCTCTACTTCTGGAAGTATTTTTAAATACTCTGCTACTTCCGTTGGGCAAACAAATGTTTCTGCCTTTGGTATAAATACTATTATTAAAAACTGCATATCTAAAGTTTCTAATTCGTTATCTACTCTATATGATTCTATTAAGTGATCTATTGCTAAATTTCTCTTTAATCCCATTTTATTTGTCTTCCGATTCTTTAGGTAATTTATTTATTATTATATCTGGAAGTTCAGTTACTTCAATAGTATTTTTTTCACGCCAACCATATTGAGTTTTTAAAACAAAAAAGCACGCTGATAAATTACCACCTAAAGCCTTGCCGTAAACTGTATCTGCCAACTTCTTTAGCATATCTGACTTCCCAAATTCTAATTCTTTTGGATAAAACTTATTTAATGTCGGAAGGCTGATTTGTAATACATTGGCAATCTGGTCGTTGGTCATACCGTATGACTTCATTGTTTTGATCAAATTCTTTTTTCTTCCAGTTACTCTATGAGTAGTTGAAACGCCTTTATTAACTTTTGTATCGGTCATCTGTTTATAGCTTAAATTAAATTAACATTTGTATCAATATTTATTATCAAAAATATAATCAACTGCATAATCAATTATAAATTGCGGTCGGTCAAAAATTGCGTTGCAACACCAGATAAAATTGAAAGGTCTTTTTTCACAATCTGATTCTGGGTGTATGATCCAATCCCTTGCATCTCTGAATTTCAAATATAAAGTTCTTTCATACTTAGTTAGTTTAAATCCAAACTTTACTTTGTCTGCTGTATCTCTGATCGTTGTGCTTGAAGCTGTTGGTCTGTCTTGGTTTATTGAATTTTTAATTAATCCTACATCAAAAAAACCATAATAGACTGTTGCCATTATTAAATTTTCTTCTGGGCTTCCTTCTTCTTGGGCTAAATTGAAGCAATCGCTGGGTATAGAAAAATATTCCTTTGAATTGGAATTAACATTAAACAAACTTCTAGCGGTTCTTTTTTTTTGCCCCAAATTGGTATCTTTTCTGTAATTTTTACAAATATTACCCTATTTTTTCTATTCTGTAAATATTACAAATTCAGTTGTTGATAAACTGTTAATAACTAGATTTTTTCTTATATCAATACACTATAGCAAACGCCACCAGTGTCGGGGGGGGTTGCCACCAGTGTCTGGGGGGGCTGACACCAGTGTCATAATATATATAAACTTATATATAAATATATAATACACAATGATTTTTTTAATATTTACATTTGTATTTTTATAATATAAGATCTTAAAAAAATAAAACTTAGTGGGGGTTATGGAATCAAATTATTATATTTATGTTCAGCAATGGCAATATTCAAAAATTACTACAGCTGAAACTTGTTTACTTGGTATAATTCAAGCGTTTTCAAGTAAATCTGGGGTATGCTTTGCGGGAAATCTTACTTTATCGAACGCTATGCCCTTAAATCAATCTGGATCAAACTATTCTACCCGTTCAATTCAGCGTATGTTGAAAATGTTATCTGAAAAAGATTTAATAAATATTGATTTTAATGATAACAAAAGGCAAATTTTTATTAAAGCAATAGCTAGCCCAATGGGATCAGTTGCCCCAGTAAAATCAGATGATTACTTTGATCAAAATTTTAAAGACTTACTTCCAGAACTTGAAATTGAAAATTCTAAAGAACTATCTGAAATTATAAATCTGTACTGTAAAAAATTAAAAAGGCTTAAAAAATTAGATCTGGAATCAATGAAGTTAAGTTTTGAAAAATATAAAGGTAATTCAGCTTGGTTGATTGAAGACATTGAAGTTGCATATTTTGGTGGATATTCTACTTTTTATTATTCTGATAGGTTCGCCAGAAGGGAAAAAGGGGAATCTGCTCTGGATCGTAATCAAGAAAATGAAAACACTTGGCAAAATCTTCTCAAATTTGCTTCTAAAGGATATAATTATGATATTCTATCCAATCGCATAGAAGTTTCAAAATCACTTCCAGAACCTATAAAATTGAAACTTCTAGAAGGTATTAAATCAATAGGTTGGAATAATATTAGAAAAGCTGATCCGTACCACCAGAAGCAATATAAAAAAACATTATTCACTTATCTAAACAAATAACTTGGTTTGCGTTACACTTTAAGGCTTAACCGTAACACAAATTAAATCCACGCCCACTGATTGGTTTTATTTTGGTCTGTAATATTTACAGTAATTTAAGTTAGAATCTGCTGACTATCTGCTGACTTTTTTATTTGGAAGGGCTAAATACTTTTTTAAATGGTCTATTGCTTCCAGTGAACTATAACAAACTGAACACGCATAACCAACGCCAGACGCATATTTCATAAACTCAATTTGTTTTTCAGAAGGTTTGTTTGGTCTGATTTTCATTTCAATATATAAACCAGAATATCGCCCTTTAGGGCAAGGCAAGAATAAATCAGATATTCCCGCCTTGACGCCTTCGGCTTTTAACTCTCTGGCAATCTTTGGGTGTCTTTTGCCACCGTTCGGTATAGCGTGCAACCAGATTAAAGCGGGGTGTCTGGGGGACATTAACCTTGCCCAATCGATTACAGCAACTTGTTCTCTATGCTCTCTGTTGAACATATTAAGTTACTCTTGCTGTTCCAAGTCGGTAGCTACTTTGTTTAATTTTAATGAAATAGCCCTAATTACATTTGATAACTTCTCATTGAAGTCATAATCTGAATTAAGATTATCTAGAAGTTTACACCTAAAAGCATTTCTGGATAAACCCATACGCCTAGCCAATTCAGATGAATTTAAGCCTACTTCACTAAAAATTTTATGATATTCTTTTAATCTACCTTTTCTGTCTATTTCTTCCATTTTTTACTTTTGTTAATTATTTTGAAACTTATTATTTACATTTGTATCATAAGTATATATTGTAATGATACAATTGTAAATAAAAAGGACATAAAATTATGAACACAAAAAAAGAACTTAAATTAAACCTAAGCCATTTAAACAATGATGCTTTTAAAATTGTTGATGCTGAACTTAATTCTTTAAAAGAATTAGTTTTTGTATTTAGTGATAAAAGTTTAGATTGGAAGAACTGGCAAACTATAGCGGTTTACAACTTAGCAAACTCTATATCGTTAAAAACTGAAAATACTAATAATGATTTTTATATTGATAAATTAGAATTAGAAGAATTTAGATTAAACTATACAGAAGAAGAAATTAGTTTTGCTGTATGGGATTTATACCAGAACTGGGCGTTAGATACTTTAAAAGAAAGTGCTAATGAATTAGATTTAGATTATCATTATGACGGTTCAGAATTACCTTCTGTATTAAAAGTTCTTAAATCACTTGACGGAAATGATGAGCAATATTTATTAAATACTTTAGATGGGGCTTTAAATGACTAATAGAATATTTACAGAAAAAGAAAGACTGGAAATAATTGCAAGGAATCGTTCGGTTCCTTCCAGAAGAATAGCAACTACATTTTTAATTAAAGATGTTAATAAGCTAATTCGCAAACAAAATCGAAGAAACTTAATTAAAAAATTAAAGTTTTGGAACTAAATAAAATTAAACTCTTTACATTTGTATCAATTAAAGATACAAATGTATTTATAAATTATTAAGGACTATATTATGAAATTATATGAAATAACCCAAGAAATCTGGGAAATAACAAAAAACTACCAGTGGGACGAAAAGGGAAACACTATTAACCCAGAAACTGGGGAAGTAGATATCAAGTTAAAAGATCAATTGTTTTCTGAACTATCTGAATTAAAGATTGATTTAGATGATAAAGTTGAATCTATTTATAAATGGATTAGAAATCTGGAATCAGAAGCTAAAATGATTAAAGAAGAAAAAGATAGATTAGCAAAAGCTGAAAAGATTAGAAATAATAAAATCCAATCAATGAAAAACTATCTGTCTATGAACATTAAAAAAGGTTGGAATATTTCAACTTCAATTGGAACTGTTTATACAAAAACAACTGAATCGGTTCAGCTGATAAATGAAGAAGCTATTCCAGAACAATTTGTTACTGTTAGAACTGAAAGAAAAATTAGCAAAAAGGATTTAAAGCCATATTTAAAATTAGCAATGTTAATTGAAAATAAAGAACATTTGGAAGGGGAACTGGAAGACTGGAAGCAAGGGGCTAAAGATTCAACTAATGAAATGATTGAAAAAACAATTAAGGATTTAGAAGCTGAACTGGAAGAAGTAAATAAATCTTATTTAACTTATTCAGAAGAAGAAGTTTTAATTGCTATCAATTTGCAAAGAACAAATTCAGCATATTTAAGATCAAACAGAAGCGTAAGCATTAAATAAAGGTATATTATGACAAAAGAAAATAAAGAAGTATTAGTAAAAAAAGATTCAACTTTTGAAGGTTTAATTACCTTTGAAACTACACTAGAAAAAATCAACAAATTAAAAGAAGAAGGTTTGAGCATAGAAGTTTCTGATTTTAATGATATTGAAAACTATAAGAAAGCTAAAGATTTTAAAAAAGATTTAACTTCATTAAGGGTTTCAATAGAAAAAAGGCGTAAAGAATTAAAAAAAGACGCTTTGGAATATGGGCGTCTGGTTGATAAAAAAGCTAAAGGATTATCTAATCCAGTTGTAGAAGCTGAAAGGCATTTGGCTGAACAGATTTTAAAAGTAGATGCTGAAAAAACAAGAATTGAGCAAGAGAAGTTACGCCAGAAGCAAGAAGCTGAACAAAAAGCCCAACGCATTTATGCTGATAGAATTAAGGAATTAACTCAACTGGGTTATCAGTTTGACATTGTAGCCCTAAAAGAAGTTTCTGATGATGATTATACTGTAATGCTTTCAGAAGCTAAAGTTCAATTTGAAGAAGTTGAAAAACAGCGTAAAGAAGAAGCTAAACTAGAAGCCGAAGAAAAAGCTAAAAGAGAAGCTGAACTGGAAGAACAGCGTAAAATTAACGCTGAAAAGGAAGCTGAACTGGAAGAAACCAGAAAAAAGAACGCTAAACTGGAATATGAAAAGCAAGTTAAACTGGAAGCTGAAAGAAAAGAAGCTGAATTAAAAGCTGAAAAAGATAGATTAGAAAAAGCTGAAAAAGAAAAGCAAGAAGCGGAAGCGTTGAAAAAAACCCGTTCTGCTACTTATAGAAAAAAAGTTTCAAAGTATATAAAAACTAGATTTGATACGCTTGAAAAAGCACAAGAAGAACTGGTTGATTTATATTTTGAAAATCAAATTAATGTTGAAGAATCATTTTAATTAAAAGGGAAATTATGACAGAAGAAGTAAGAACAATGACAATTAAAGAAGTAAAAACTTTAAGGGTTGCAATTAGTAAAATAGAACAAGAATTAATTTGTTCAAGTAGAGAAACAAGTCTTAGTAAGACTAAATTACAAGAAGCTAAAATGTGGTTAGGTATGGAATTATCTAGATTAGGGGCATTAAACCCATATCCAGAATCATACAATCCAGAAAATGATAAGGTTGAACCAACTGCTGATGTTTATAATCCAGAACCAGTTGAAACTAATAATTCTGAATTTTAACTATGAATAATCTAGATAAAAAAGTAATGCAAATTCTAGAAAAGAACGGTTTAACTATTGGTATTTCACTGATAGTTACCGTTTTTATACCTATATTGATATTTATGATCTTACAGTTAAATAAAGAACTTGGAAAACTGGATCAGATAAGGTTTCAAAAGTATCAAGAAATGATTAACACTTGTAATGCTGATCCAGAACTTTATCAATGCAAACTGTATTTTAAGAATAATTAATAAAAAGGAAATTATGTCAAGAGAAGATATTTACGATTCAATTCAAGAAGCAATTGTGGAAATGGTTAAAGATAGTTTATCAAGTCATTTTGATTTAAAGGAAGTTATAGAAAAAGAAGTAAGTAAGTTAGTTTCTAACTTAATTTCTGAATTTATTGCAACAGACGGATCAGTAAGGCTTAATATTCAACAAATAATAAAAGAAACATTTGATGAAAATGGTTTGGACGAACTAATCGCTGACACTGTTAATAATATGAAAGTTCGGGGTCTTTAAATGACAACGGATAAAAAGAAAATATTAAATTTACTATTGAGTTTAAAGGTTATAGATAAGAATTTGAAAATGGATTATAAATTTCCAAAAGATAGTTCTTTAACTAAAGCAAAAGTAATTGCTAATCTAAAAGAAGCCAGATTAAATGTTAAATCTAAATTAAAATATCTAAGAGTTTCAGAAGCGGATCAAGAAAAACAAATTAAAACACTAAAGGTTTAATATGAAAAAACTAAATAAAAGATTAGCTGAATTAGTTTGTAAGATTCTATTAAAACACCCAGAAGCAAGGGATTCAGATCAAAAGTTATACGCTTATGTTTTAGCTTACAATCAAAGAATAGATCCAGAAGCAACATATACTGGGGCTGAAATATTAAAAGCGGTATCTAAAGAATTTGATAATTTTGAATCAATGCGTCGTTCTAGATGTAAAATGCAATCAGAAGGGTTTATATTATCTAAGCCTTTTAAACATAGTAGCGGGGTTGTTTATAAAGGTTTGATAGTTCCAAGTCTATTATGGGGCAACCGTAGAAGAAAACTAGAAGACGCTAAACAGTTTAAAGAAAATTTACTGGAAGGAAATCTTTATGAATAAAAAAATAACAAACTTAACAGTTGAACAAGTTGATGTAATAATTAACTGTTTAAACTTCGCAAAAGAAAATGGGGATAGTCTGGATAATTGTTTAAATGAAATAATCCAGATATTTAAAAATAATTTTTACGAACCTAAAAAAACTACTAAAGAATTATCAGATCAAGAATTAATACCTAAAGAAAAAAAATGTTTGGAAATGTTAGATTAAATCAGATAGTGTAAGAATATGAAAATAGAATTAAGAATAAACGGTAAAAAACACTTCCAAATGAAAAGTAAAGACGGATCGGTTCCCGATTTAATTAGGGTTCCAGTAGTTTATAAAGCGGGCAAAAGTGATTTTATATTTGCTTTTAACTCAACTTCCAGTACAAAAAAACTGGCGGTATATGATTTTTTTGATTTTGAAATTACTTCTGCTGACTTTTTCACTAGATTACAACACTTTGCAAAAAATTCTAATAACTGGAAGATAATCAAACAATTGCATATTCAAGTTAAAAAATTAAAAAAAGAAAAATTATTAAATAAATAATCTTTTTTGAAACCTTAATAATTTACTGGCATCAAAGTAAGTAAATAAAGACAATGATGTCTATTTTATTAAGGTAAAAAATGAAAACAACAATAATTAAATTAACAACAATAGGATTAATCCTTTCACTTTCAGCTTGTACTTCACAAGTTGGTCAAGGTATGTTCAGCAAGGAAGCGGGAAGAATACAAATTTCTGCTGATGCACAAGGTATGGACGCATTTTGGGACGGTGTTCAAGGTGCAATTACTAATGGAAAAGCCAGTCCAGATATAGAAACAGATTGGTATAGTACCAGAAGAAGTAAAATACAAGCCAGATTTAGTAGGTTTGGGCAATCTGCCAGAAGTAAAGCACAACAACCGCAATCAAGAAAATAATTAACAAGAAGTTGGATCAAATGAAGTGGGTTTGTTTGGTTCAGCTTCCTATTTAGGATAATAAAATGAAATCAATATTTAATAAAATAACAACTTTTTTTGCCAGTATCGGGGTTTTCTTACTCGCTGATACAGTTGGCATAATTGAAACGCTTAGGTTTTTAGTAATGGGGGCTTAAATGGAAATTGTAAATCTTACAAGTTTTGGATTGTATGAAATTGGGGCTATGGTTTTGGGGGGTTGTCTGGTTCTATGTTCTCAATTATAATACAAATGTAAAGAAAAAGGATACTGATAAGAAGTGGGTTCTTATCAGTTTAAAAATAAAAAAATAAAAAAAACAATAATATGAATAAAATAATAATAATAATAATCACATCAATATTTGCTTCTAATTTTAGCATAATGCACGCCCAGTCGCAATGGAATAAAAACTACTCTAAAGAATATATAGATAAATTAATATTCCAATTGTCGCCTAAATACGGAATACCTTCTGAAATATTTAGGGCTTTAGTTTTTACTGAATCCAGATATAAACCAGAAGCTGAAAGGTTTGAAGCTAAACTGTTTAAGAAAATGCAATTGAAAGCTAACTGGAAGGAAAAGAATTTAGCTACTAGCTATGGATTAACGCAAGTAATTTATGGGTTTCATAAAGACAAGTGTAATTTAAAATCACATAGGCAATTATTAATTCCCAGAACCAGTATTAAATGCGGTTTGATAGTATTAAGAAATTGCTATGATAGATTTAAAACTTTAGATGGTGCATTGGGTTGCTACAACGGGGATCGCAAATTATATCCAAAAAGAGTTAAAGGAAATTTATATAGAAATATAAATTAAGGTCTTTACATTTGTATTGCGTCTGTGATACAAATGTATTTATAAATTATTAAGGACTATATTATGACAAATGAAATAATGACAACTTCAACTGGTGGATTAGATTTTACCAGTAAAGATATGATTAAAACACTAAAGCAAACAGTTGCTGTTGGAACTAATGACGCTGAATTTGCAATGTTCAGTGAAGTTTGCAAGGCTTCTGGATTAAATCCATTTTTGAAGCAAATCTGGTGTATCGTAACGGGAAAAGATAGCTATAGAAAAGTTCAAATTATGACTGGAATAGATGGTTTCTATGAAATAGCAAATCGCCACCCACAATATGACGGATCTGAAATTATACTATCAGAAGAAATAATTGAAATTCCTATTAAAATAACTAAATGGGAAAACGGATCATCAACTTATGTAGATCATATTGTTGAAGCCCCAGTTTCAGCAACTTGTAAAGTTTACAGAAAAGATAGAAAAATGCCTACTTCAATAACTGTATATTGGAAGGAATACGCCCAAGATTTAGTTTCTTCAAAAGGTAAACTTATGATTTGGGGGCGTATGCCTAGAGTATTACTTTCAAAGTGTGCTGAATCAACTGCTTTAAGAAAAGCATTTCCACAACAAATGAGCGGTATTTATACACAAGAAGAAATGCCAGAAGGTTCAATTCGTAATGTAAAACAAAATGAGCCAGATATTGATGTTGAGCCTATTAATTATGATTTAACTGGTTGTGAAAACATAATGCCAGAAGAAGCATATTTGAATATGAAAAAGTTTCTTGAAGAAAACCAATGTAGCTTGATTAGAAAAGGCGGAAAGCTGATAGCTTCTTGCCCAGTTCCGCTTTTAAAAATAGAATCAACTGTAAATAAGTATAACAAATTGCATCAAACTGCTTTAAAAAATGAAATGGAAGCGGAAGCTGAAATAGTTCCAGAAGCGGAAGCGGAAGCTGAAACACAAGGTATTCCAAACCCAGAAGTTGAAGTTAAGCTAGAAACTGCTGATTCCCTAGAAGAAAAAAAACTAGAAGAAGAAGAATTAGTAGCTAAAGATTTTCAAGATTGATATGTCCTTGATACTTGATTGTGTCGTTGCCAGTAAGACAAAAAATAACTGGCTAATTCAATAAAAGGTAAGTAAATGATAAAAAAAGATAAGTTAAAACTAAATTTAAAGGTATATTTAATTTATGCTAGAAAAATGCAAGTTGGTAAAATAGAAGAATTTTCACATAGACAATTCAAATCAAGAAACAAAATAGTTAAAAAGACTGAAATAAAATTAAAAAACTGTAATAAAACTTTTGACGGGGCTGAAATATTTTTAACCCAATCAGAACTTTTTGCTTATTTAAAAGAAAATGTAATAAATTTATAAAGGTAAATTATGAAAAAAATAATATTAAATACAATAATGGGCTTCTTGGTATTCTTACTAATGATTAGTTTGGTTCTTCTGGGCTTATTTGTTAGAGTTCTTCCGTTAGTTATTGCTATAGTTGGGGCGGTCTGGATAATAAAGGCTTTTATAGTATGAGTTCACAAACTGAAAGTTTAACAAAATACAAACCAGAAGGTTCAAAATCTAACAACCTTCCAGAAGAATATCTTCATAGTGCAATTCTGGAAACTATATTTATAGATTTGAAGTTTATGATTCCATTTGTTAAATGTAGCTTCTGGAAGGGAAAAACAGTAAAAATTGAGAAACTTTTAATCAATACTTCTACTTGTATATTCTGCTATAATAAAGGTTATAAAGTTGATGAAATGAGAAACAGAAGAAATTCTTTAGTTTCTGATTTAGAAATAAAAAATCTTAATAGAATATGTAAATTTGCGGGTATTTCCACCAGTTGGTTTATTAAGGTTTTAAGAAGTGATTTTCAAAATAAAACTGGATATGATTTATTTATTGAAGGTGTCTAACCATAACTTGAAATTTAAAAAGTAGCGGACGCCCTTCTGTACACTCAACAAAAAGAATCCCTTTATATATTTTACTTTCAAAATATTCAGCATCAATTTTAAAATTAACTGTATAGTTAATAATATCAAAATCAATTTTAAAATCATCAGTTACTAATCTGTTTCTATAAGTATCGTTCATTGTGAACTTTACATTTCCAGTTAGTTTTCTATTGCTTCTTTTATTAGATCTTATAAAATCAACTTGCCCTTCCAAGCCCGCATCTACTCGCAAATCAATGATTAATTTTTTTAGGTTACACTCGCAACCACCAACCATTTGTTTGAATTTTTTATATGATTTATTCACACTTCTTACTTATTTTGAAGTTTAAGCAAATTTTCAATTTAGTTGGTAAACCGTCGTCCCCAATTACCACTAATTCAATTTTATAATTCTTATTTAAAACACCTTCATTTCCGCAAATTGGCAAATTAACAAGTAAATCGTCGCCATCTAAATTAGGCTGAATAGTTCCAACAACTGTTGTAAATACAGTTGTTACATCAGTTCCTTCTAAAATATCAATTATTTTAATTGATCCAACTGAACTTAAAAATATACCTTCTGGAAGTTTTCCTTCAAAATCAACAACTATATTAAAACACTCATCTGGATCTATCTCAAAATTAAAATCAGATCCACAAGAACAATCATCTGCCTTGAAATCAAAAACTATATGAGCTGTATCAATCATAATATATTCCTTCTTCTGGTATTTTAGTTCTAATTATTACTTTTTTGCGTTTTCTTCAACCACCACTTTTGGTTGTTTATCTACTTTTCCAACTATGTATTGCACAAATGCCAATGCTACAATTACAATTCCTTGTATTGCGTCTTGCATTTCTATTGTTGAAATATATCCAGATAATGGGGCAAGAATTAATATTGCCATTTTTTCAATAACACCTTTTCCAAATCCTAGTTTAATTAAAACTTTGTATATGTAATTCATTTTATATTCCTATTAAAATATTTATTATAAACACTTTTCACAATCCAAGTTAAATCTATATAAAATCTATCTTTATTTAATTGTAATATGCTTTTAATATTATTCCTAATTGCTTTTATTAAATTCATTATTGTTGGTTTATTATACCACAATCTACAACTATTCCTTCTGGGCTTTCTATGGTTCTGGCTTTGAAGGTTCCATAGTTTGTAGTTGTAATAGTATAACCACTTTCAATTAAAAAAACTTTAGTTACTTCATTTCCGCTGTCATCAACTGTTACAGTAGATTCACTTTCGTTTGTTTCAGTTACACTTGAATCACTTGAACAATCAACGCTTTGTGAAATCTTTCCAGATCCGCAACCAAAACTAAAAATTATCAATAATATTAAAAAACACTTCTTCATATTTTACCTTTTTATTGTTTAAAACTTTTGATGTATAATTAGGATCGCCCCCGCCGTTATATCTTAATATGCCCGCATATAAATCGCCTTTTTCTTGATTAATTTTAGATCTTAAACACTTTGCACCATAATATAAATTAGTCTTAGGATCGTTCAATTCAGAACAGAAATCGCCCTTAAACCCAAGTTCCCTTGCTGTCTGCCCCATTATCTGACATAGCCCCCAACTCATTGATCTACTATGCTTTTCAGTTTTATATGAGCAAACACCCTTGCTGTGATGTCCAATTAATGGTCTTTGATTTCTAACATACCTAACATAAAAACCTTCTTCATATCTTATTGCGTCTGGATTACCTTTTGATTCAGTCCATACTATAGCTTTCAGTATCTCTGGATCTATATTAAATTCGGAACAAACTTTATTTATGTAAAATTTAAGACTTGTTAATTTATAATAGTTTTGCAATTTATTTATCATTTTGGCACTTATTTAATTCAATTTTACAATTTTCAAGGTTTTCTTCCAACTTTGTAATCCGACTATTTAAGTCAAGAATCTTACCGTCTTGAATATCCTTCTTAAATTGCATTGTTATTTCAAATTCCTTATGTCTATACTGCATTTCTTGACTTTGTCGATCGTGTGAATTTCTAACTAAGTCTTCTATCTCTGGCTTGATTATTAAATAAAAAGTTCCTAATGCACCAAAAAAAGCAATAACTAGATAAGCCGTACTTGCTGACATTATTGAAACTTTTTCTTCTGGAACTGCTTTTAGCTTTTCTTCACTCTTATCAACCATTGTTACTTTTTATTTTTGTCTTTTTCTTTATTTTTTTTTCTTTCTTCCATTTCGACATACTTCTTTTCTTTGATGTCATCTGGTATTCCACCAGTTGCTAAGATTAAATCCCTTGAAGTAAATTTACCACTATCAATAACTTTCATTGATTTAGCTTTTTCAGCTTCTACTTCTTCGATTATCTCGTTGTTTGTCGTATTCAATTCTTCGTCTGTTTCTGGAATTGTATTATTTGTTAAAACTTCTTCTGCTTCTTTCTCGCTTAACTCTATATAGTCATCTAAGTTAATTCTAAGTTTTAACTGTTCTTCTGTAATTTCAGAACTAAAAACCTTTAGTTCGCTACCTTCTTTACTTTTATAATATAACATTTAATTACTTTCCCTTAAAAAATATGTAAACAGATTAGCACCCCACGCCCCAGTATTGGCAGTAGTTCTCATACCATAAAAATTTGAACAGAACGCCCTTAAAACAACTGGTAAAGTTGCCCCCGCATTTAGTTGCCTAATATGAATCATACGACTGTGAAGTTGAAGTTCTTGAACTAAATTTGAAACCCCCCCTTGATCGTGTCTTTCAGTTTTCAAATCAACACTTGGTTGAAGTCCATTATATCTCAATGTTGAATAATTCCCGACGCCACCAGTATAGGTTCTTTGGGTAATATGAGCCACCATTAAAACATATACGGGGCAAGAATATGGATTTACTACTGTCTGGTCGCACATTACAACACTTAAACCAGCGGAAGGCGTAAAATTTCCACTGTCTGTTGTTAATTCATTAAAAGCTATATTATCCATTAAAGAAACTTCTGTAGCTAAATCTTGAATTGCTGTTTTTATATCTTCGCAAGAAGTACCCCCGCAAGAGTTACATAAATCATCAATACTTGTTGGTATTTGAAAACAGTTTAAAGTCATAGTTTCTTCCTTAAATTGGATCGTTTATATGTATTAGTAAACGCCCAGTTATTTTAATTGTTGGTAAGCCTTTAAAAGGCAAATCATATGTTAAATTGTTTATCTGCACCCGAACTTGTTGAGCTGAATAGTTTGTTAATCCGCTTACCGAATCACAATTATTTTCAATATCAACAAAATAATCTGGATTAGATCCCGAACAACTCGGTGTTAAAGTAGAATTTATTAATAAAACATCTAATGGTTTTAATGATAAAAACTTATGTAAAACAATTCTAAAAGTGATATATTCATTTGGTAGATCGTGCTGACTTAACATTAACCTAGCAACTGAATTTGCTGATATATCATCAGCTAACCACTTATATTTATCTTCCTTTAACTCTTTTGTTCCGAATAGCTTATAGCTATCTAATGCTAAAGTTTGTCCTATTCCACTATCATTATAATTCATATTAAGGATTTTACCAAACCCCCTATATTCTTTTTGTTGCTCGTCTTCAAAGTCTTCAACAACATCATAACGCCGATCATAAGCCATAGAAACTTTGTTAATAATACTTTTCAAATCATTGATAGTAAACTTTTCAAAGGTTACTAAATCGTCATCAGTTAAAGTAAATAAATCAGTTTCTGGAACTCCGTCTGCATAAAGTCCCAACTTCTGATTTCCAACCCCTACATATGCAAGCCTAGAATAAGAATCTCTCGCTAATTGCTTTATCAATTCTGTATTAAATACCCTTCCTTCGGTTGAACCACTCGTAGTTCTTCCAAAAGCCCACCCACCACTTATATTGTATTGGCTATGCGTATGTAAAAAACAATTCTTTTCAAAATAACCACCTTCCCAATTGTTAGTTAAGGGATTGAATCGGTGTAATAATGTATCAACTTGGTTATGCGTTTGATCTATTAATTGCCCAGTAGTTCCAGTAACAGAACCCGTTGAATCAATTAAACCGTCCACTTCTAATATTATATCTAAATTTGAATCTTCTGGTTGAGTTCCAGTTCCTAAAGCGTTATATCTCATTTGAAAAAGCCTAGCACCTAAACCGTCGGTATTAACTTGTTCAATACCTAATTCGTCAAAATAACAAGCGTAAAAACCAAAATGAGCTGATCTCTGCCCCCTTAATTTTAAATGGTCTGGGTGTGAATCTTCTGGATCTTCAACGGTTCTATATCTGTTTAAATGGGTTCCTTGCGTATTCCAAGTTGGCACCTTTATTCTGTTTGGGCTGTCTGGTTTCTGCCCAGTAGAAGTGAAGGATAAAAAATACCCCCTATGTTGCCCGTCATTAACTTCACGGCTATTTATTGGAACTAATCTATCAAAATAAAATTGAACTGGGTATTGTTGATCGCCCATAATCCAACTTGGGGCATACCCTTGCCCTAGATCAAATAATGGAACTTTTGCTTCTGCAATATGACTTGATTCCCAATCTGGGGAACCGTCGGCTTTCATTGGATAAACTCTAAATATTAATTCGTCGCCGTCATCAACTGCAACT